ATTGTTACTATGCTAGATTATAATGACAATGCTCATAACCCAGATTTTGATATTTTAAGAGCAAAGCGTCAAGGCATTACAGTTCCAGGTGAAGTACAGCAATACTAATGTATAATATTCAGGCATACACAACCAGGGAGGGGCACGGGGAACTTGATACAATGCCAATTAAGCGTCCATGGATGGATGAAACATACGATGCTCATGCCTATCACTGTTTCCCAGTAACACTTGCAAATGGTTTAGGATGGTCAATTTCATTCCCAGAAGAAATAAGATTTATATGGGATGGCATTTCAGATTCTACTCCAGATCATGTAAAAATAATTTCTGGAGACAAATACATACATACTGGTAGGGCAAACGGCACAATTAGCTTTAATACTGGATTAATGTTTAGAACACCAGAAGACGTTAGTTTAGTTACAATGCCAGTTCCAAATTATTTTCATTCTGGGTTTCAACCATTTACCACTTTAATTAGCACTTCATTTTTTAAAGGAGAATTACCAGCAGCAGCTCGTATTTTAAAAGCTAACGAAGAAATTGTTATAGAGGCCAACACACCAGTTTTATCAGTTCTTCCTATATCGCTAGGAGCGTTACAAAATTCAGAAATTACATTTCATCCACTTAGCGATTTAAAAAGTTCGGATTTTGCCTCAGCAGAATATTCTAATAAAGTGTATGAACTAAATAGGCAGGGTAAATGGTCTGATTATTATAGAAATGCAACGGATCATTTGGGAAATTCAATAGGAAGCCATGAAGTTAAATCTATTAAGTTAAGAGTAAATAGATGATAGAACTGTTTGCAAGTAAAGTTGGAGAAAAAACCGCAATCATCACCCCGCTTTCTGCTAAAAGAGATTGGATGGATGAAAACTTTTATTCGTATAACTGTTTTCCAATCTCAGTAGCCAATAAGCTTGGTTGGGGCATATCTTTTGATAAAGATATATCTTTTATTTGGAATGGTAGATCTGCAGTAGGTCCAGATGGTGGAATAACAGTTTTAGAGGGTGAAGAGTATTGTTATTTTGACAGAGGTGGTGGAGTAATAGGATTTAAAACTGAGATCGTATTTGAAACCGATCCAGGAGTTGAATTATTAACAATGCCAGTTCCCAATCAGTTGATAGATGGAGCCCAGTGTTTAACTACAATATTAAATACGTCAATGTACACAGGAGCTCTGCATGTAGCGTGGAGAGTAACTAGACCAGATCATGTAATAACAATTAAAGCAGGCACTCCAGTGGGAGCAATAATCCCCATAACTCCTTTACAGTTTCAAGATTCAAAAATCACATTTTTAAGCACAATGAAAAAGCCAGTTGTTCATGGCAAAGACTACGTAGAGGCTTTAACAAAATATGGTTACGACCATGGGAAAACTGCAAATTGGTATAGGGAAGCGATTGATGAAAATGGCAATTCAATAGGCTCTCATTCAGTTAAAAATTTTAAATTCCATGTTGAATAGATATATGGTAAAATTAACAAAAAGGGGTTCAAATGTCTGAGACAGAAGTAGTAAACGCTGGCAAAATTAAAGGCGGCATGGAGGCACCAATATCTATAACCCCGTCTGGGTTTTTTGGTAATGCTTCTTCAAATATTGTAGAATTAGAAAATTTTTTAACCAAAGAAGAGATGGACAGGCTGACGCAGTTTGCCTTAAATAATAAAATTTGGGACGTAACAGAAGACCACATGGATGAAGACGGATTGGTTTTGTATGACGCAAGTGTTTGGAAAGATCGTGTCTGTACAGCCTTATCGCTTAAAAAATCAGATCCTACAATTTTAGATTTACTATGGGATATGATTGCAAGATTAAAGGTAGAAGTAGATAAGTTTTTTGATGTTAAAGTTCAAGCAACTGGACCAGCAATCGTAAGATGGCCAATTGGGGCAAGGCAGGAACCGCATGCAGATAAAGAGTTTCATACTGGATTAGAAGAAGGGCGAGCAAATGATTTCCCTTGGTATGATATAGCTGGACTATTTTACTTTAATGACGATTACGAAGGCGGAGAACTGTATTTTCCAAGACAAGGTATTGAGTTCAAGCCAAAAGCTGGAGCGGCATATTTTTTCCCAGGAGATAAGTATTATGCACACGGAGTTCGTCCAGTAAAGTCTGGAAATAGATTCACATCACCATTCTTTTGGACAATATTAGAACATACTGGAGAAAAACAGCCACCAGCTGATTATAGAAACGGTTTCATTTCTCCAGCTTACAAAAAGCACTTTGGAGATAACAATGAGTAAATTAAATTTAGTAGAAGTTGAAAATTTAGAGCATATAGAACTATTGCCAGAAGTAATTGTTTACAGAAATGTTTTAAAGGACCCACAAAGACTATATGAGATTATGAAAAAATCCGAGGAGTCTTCAGAGGGTAAATACTTTTTGAAAACTTGGGATCCATGGTCACACTTTGGAACCTATACTCAGATTAAATATGGTCCAGAATTAGAAACAGCAGAATCTGGACAACAGTTTGAGGATGAAAAATATTTATCTGAATGTGTTAATGAGGCATATGATAAAGCTATATCTCATTATGTAAATAAATATAATGTGAATTTGCCTGAAAGTGCAAGATATAGTGGCTGCTCGTATTCAAAGTATTTTGATCAAATAGATCAGTTTAATAATAATATGACAATGCAATATCATACAGATTTTATTACATCTCAAAAAGATATGCCTGGAGAAAAGTTCTTTATTACATGCACAATGTACATTAACGATAATTATGATGGTGGAGATATAGAGTTTTATGTCGATGGTGAGTTGGCTAACCATAAGCCTCAAGCTGGAGATATTGTTATATTCCCTTCTATAGAACCATATTACCACGGAGTAAAAACTATTAAAAATGGCAACAAATTCTTTGTCAGAAACTTTGTCATGTTTGATTACGATGGGTCAGAAGAATGGCTTGCAAATCAAAAACGATATGGCGCATATAAATGGTCAAAAATGGAAATTGATAGAATTGCTTATGATGATCCACGAAATATGATCTATTTGTCCGACGGCAAAAGAATGACTTATGATGAACTAACATCAGGTAGCACAGATTTCGGAGGTAGAATGTGAAGCTTGTTAAATTTAAAGATAACATTTGGGCATACGAGGATTTGATTACAAAAGAAGAATGCGAAGGCGTTATTAGAATGTTTAATAACTTAGAGGCCAGCGGTGATTTTGAGTGGAGCCCAATTTCTTTTTATGAATCATATGCTTACAACATGCCTAATCAGCTTACCGATGATATTAATAAATTAAATCAATGGTACGACGAAGCTGGCCTGCCCCACGGATTCTTTGATGACTTAGAGGCTAAATTTAAACAATGTGCTGAAGAATTGATTGGCGGACCAGCATATAAAATTAGTTTTCATTCACAAAAATGGATTCCAGGAGCTTTCGGAGCTATGCATTCTGACAATAGTTATGATGGGAAACCAAGTGCATTTGAAAGAAGTAGATATGCTGGATTTTTATATTTAAATGACGACTTTGAAGGCGGGGAACTTAGTTTTAAAAATTATCCGATATCAATAAAACCTAAACAAGGAATGTATGCTATATTTGACGGTGGGCACGACAACATGCATGAGGTTAAAATAGTACAAAAAAATAATAGATTCACAGTCGGATCATTTTGGGACGATAGGCCAGAGGATGCGTATTCACAAGAAACTAAAGATAGATGGGCGGCAGAGATGGTAGAAACAAGAGAAAAGCAGGCTGTCCAAAAAGAAGATTGGTCAAAAATACGTGAAGATGGATTAAGAATAACTCCAGACGGCAAAGTTTATGATGCCGAATTAGCAGAAAAGGGCGAGTTCAATGGATAACAAAATAGAGCCTATGGCCATGTATGTAATGTTTGATTTAAAGCTTTGCGACAAAAATATTTTTTATTGGGAAAATGTCATTAGTTATCCTGAAATACTTGTAAACTTTATTGAAGAAATGGATCTAGATGAAAGATCTCATAATTTAGTTGCAAAGTGGGAGCCTTGGTATGCTAGCACGGATATGCAAACTGTATATGGAAAAAGAAAGCATATCATAACAAAAGACCGAAAGAATGATTCTAGTGATGATGCAATAAATAAAAAGTGTTTATATATTGTTAATAGTTTAATGATGGCTCCAGAAATGTGTGCTATAAATTTTTCTAAAATGCTTAAACTTAATCCAGACGATATTAACTTAGATCTGACTCACATCTCATTAAGTAAATACGAAAACGGAATGGGCATGGGCCCACATTGCGATGCCGCAGATCCAAACGGCACTGGCACAAACCTTAAATATTCACTAGTAACCTATTTAAATGATGACTATGAGGGCGGCGAGCTATATTTTAAAGAACAAGATATTACCATAAAGCCTAAGGCTGGCAGCCTTGTTCTCTTCCCATCAACGGAACCATATTATCATGAATCTAAACCATTAAAATCTGGCACAAAGTATATGTACACGTCTCATTGGTTGGTAAATAAGTAATGTCCTATGATTTAAAAATAGCAAGGGATAATCCGATAGGATTCTGGAAACTAGACGAAATGTCGGGTACAGAAATTTTGGATTATTCTGGCTGCAATAATCATGGAACATATAATAATTATATTTTTACAAATACCATTCCACTAATTCCTGGCGGAGTAAGCGGAACTAAAATTAGCAACAATTCATATCTTTCATTTCAAATAGATAGGAATTATTATACAGATCTAACGACACCTAGTTTTGCAACCAAATATAATCCAACTGATAATTTTTCCATAGAGTTGTGGCTCTATCCAAAAATTATATCATCGGAACAAACCCCGATCTTTGCAGACGTTTCCTCAAACACTGGTATTTTTTATGAAAATGGAAATATTATTTTTATGGCGGAGGGAGAGTCTGTAGAGTATACGCTAAGCAATTTAAATAAGTCAGTCCATGTAGTTGCGATATATTCATTTAATCAGATATCAATTTTTATAGACGGTAAACTATGTGCATCTAAATCTTTAACGGATTTTAAATTTACAGCAGAAGATGCAACATTCACATGCGGCCCAGTAGTGGGGGCATCCGATTCTTTTATTATAGACGGGGTGGCGGTATATAGATATGCCTTAGACGCAAGCAAGATATTTGATCACTATACAGAAATATTTAATATCCCATCTATACAGGTTGCATATCCAGACAATGGATTTATTTTTCAATTTAATAAAGGTGCGGTAAATCGTAGATTTACATATGGGTACCCAGAAGAAAAGCCATGGTCAGAATTTACAAATGACGTTTTAAGACACGATAATGCAAATGGCTATATAGGTATTACAACTGGAACTGGAAGTGTCTCTACGAGCCTTACAGACGTCATTTCGGTACCAAATATATCAGACCTACCATACTCATTAATAGAATGGGACGGAGACAATGGAATAACAGTACAAGTTTCTCAAGATGAACTAACATACAATACATGCACTAATAACATGCCCATCCCACTTGATGATCCAGATAATGGGATATTATATTTAAAGGTGTCTTTTGACTCATCAGATTCGTCAAGATTTATACCAAAACTATATAGCCTGCGAGTGTCATTTTATGACAATCCGCAAATATACTCATCAAATGGACCAGATGTCATCTCTCCAGTCGACGGCGCACTTCAATTAGGCATTTCAATGAAAAATTATCCAGTATTAACTAGGGATTATCGTAATGGTCTAAGAACTGTAGATGGATTTAAAGTATCTACAGATAAAGATATATACTCAATAGAGACATTTTATACTCCAGAAGAGCTAAATGCTAGCTCAATCATACCAAATTTATCGTGGGACGCCTCAGGATCATTAACTAAAACAGACATTGATTTTATTTATATAAATGGGTCTGATAAAACAACTGCCTCAAACGTTTCTGATTTATTTAATATTGGGGACCTCCACCACGTTGTAATAGTCCTATCAACACCATTAACTGGTGACATAAATATCAATTCTGGGACAAATGAGGCTCTTTATAATAATTTTACAATTTATCCAGACCAGATTGGTCAGGACACGGCCCTTGAGCACTATAACCTATATATTGATAACCCATCAACAATTTCTTCTGGGTCTACTATAGGAATGACAGAAAGCTCTATAAACTACTATAATAATGACTGGATCGTGCAGCAGACGATATAATCAAGACATTTGGCTGACAAAAGCTGGACTTGTTAATAATATAATGCTAAAATGAATACCTATGACAATGAAAAGAACTGGATTTAAAGTAAATGACCACGAGTCTATACTTGGTATATATGTTTGGGAGATGCCAGACGGACGATGGATTGGCGATGATGATGGAAACTTTTTATCAATAACCTCAAAAGAGGGGAATAAAGAAAGAATGGATCTCCTAGCAAATGCCGTTCGTCAATATGGAATTTACGATGGAAAACCAAAGTTCTTGTCTGGAAGACGT